CCGCTTTTGGAGGAAATGTAAGACGAGCCTATAGAAATGGCGGACGTTCTAAGCGCGATAATTGGGGCTTTAAATCAAGAGAGCAATTAATTAGTTCTGGAGTTAAAGCAAGTACAATTGGTTACAATCCATTAGGTAAAATGTCTAATGCCGTAGGATATCAGTATGATAAATCAAATCAATCGGTAAAAGTAGGATGGTTGTCAAATTCTGCTAGGAAATTGGGTAAAAGAATAGAAGCTGGTTATAGTAAACCTATAACAGATCCAATGCGAAGAACTCTATTTGCAGGAGGTATTCAACTAGCAAAAAATAAAAGGGTATTTGATGTAAAACCACGAAACACGTTTGGACCAATGAAACAAGCATTGCAGCCTAAGTTAGTACCTTATATATCTAATAAAATTGGTGAATATGCATTAAATGGACCTACTAGAAGTGGAACATCAGGAAGGAGATATAAAGTAAGGTAATACCATGAAATCTCAAACAATACCTTTATCAGTGATTGCAAAAAAATGGGCAGATGCATTAGCTCATGATAATAAAATTGAAGCGTTTTGTCAGAAATATTATGGAAAAAGTATAAAGCTATTTATTGGCTATGATGATGCTCAAGCGCCAAAAGAAGAAGATTGTCCTTGTGCTATTGTGATGATGCAAGGGAAAACAGAAGGTGTATCTGAATCATATTCCTATGCGTTAGAAGTGGTATGGGGAATCTACCAAGAAAATACGACAATCGATGATAACGTTACTATTTTTAATGGTGCGTTTGAGTCAGATGATTTAGGACAATTAATTATAGAATGCTTGATGAATGTTAATCCATCATTTCCGATTGTTGATATCAATTATGAATCGGATAATATATCGTGGCGTCCTATATATCCAGGCAGAGCAGAATTAACGATAACAATGCCACACGTAATAGGTGGCATTATTGAATATTAGGAGGTAGAAATGGCTACAGCAAAACGTGCACAAGGTGCACAGTCTAAATTAACCATGGCATTTGAACAAGATTTTGGTACTATTCCTAGTACTAGTGGCGTGATTATGCCTATTATTTCTTCGTCATTAAAAGCCAGTCAGAATTTAATTGATTCTGCAGTAATTCGTGGTACAAGAAATCCTGCTGCTCCGTCTAGGGGGAATATTGATACATCTGGTAGTATTACGCCACCTGTAGATGTAATTGGGTTTGGTTATTGGTTAAAGCTTGCGTTCGGTTCACCAACCAGTAATGTAACTGGTACAGGTAAATCTAAAAAGGCCGAACATATATTTAAAATTGGTCCAGAAATGCCGTCAGCTACATTTGAACAAGGATATCCTGATGTTAATACATATCAGCAATTTAGTGGAGTACGTATTAATAAATTGGGATTAAAGTTCGGAGGAGACTCTGAATTAACAGCTACAATTGACGTTATGGGCTGTAAAGAAACGCTAGCAGCGGCTTCATTTGATACAGCTGCTAAATCAGTAATATTTACGCCATTCGAAAACCTAGAAGCTACAATTAAAGAAGGTGGGCAGCAAGTAGCTAATATCTTATCGCTTGATTTAGATATTGATTTTGGACTTGATGGGGATTCCTATGCAATTGGAGGAAAGGGGTTCCGTACGTATATTGATACTGGAATTGTTGGTGTATCGGGTACAGTAAAAGCGTTCTTCCAAAATCAGGATTTATTAAATAAAGCAGTTAACGGATCTGAATCCAGTCTTGAACTAGTATTAACTAAAGGGGATGCATCTTTAACAATTAAATTACCAGAATTGATTTATGAACGTAATTCACCTGGTATTGATGGACCTAAAGGGGTAAATATTGAATTACCATTTAAAGCGTATTATGGTGATGATGCGGCTCAATCGGCAGTAGTATTTACATTAGTTAATACACAGGAAGCGTACTAATAAGGAGAAAAACTATGCAGGTAAAAGGTAAAGAAATCAAAGCTAGATCTATGACATGGGGTGAACGGCAAAAATTTATTGAAGCTGGCTTGGATTATGTATTTAATCCAGTTAAAGAGGATGAAGACACGCTAGAAATGAATAAGCGGTTTAGATCCGTACAGCAGTTTATTCTAACTGAAGTATATAAGCTCAGTGAAGATGAACTAAACAGTGTGTATGAAAATGAGGTAGGGCCATTTGTGATGAAAACAATCCAACTTACTAATGGCCGAATTGAAGAAGAAACAAAAAACTAGAGGAGGTGTGGGAATGGATGCACTCTGATAAACCAGAATATTGTGCTAATTGCGTAGAAATGCAAAAGGCAACAAAACAATGTTTTAATTGTTCAGAGTGTGAATTTAATTCGCCACACCTGTTAGAGGGACCTAAGACAGCCTTTAAAGTATATTCCTTAACAAGCCTACAACGTCGTTATCATATGGGAGGACTTGCAGGCTTTGATATGCCAGCAGTATTAAGTGTGGCCAAAGACTATGGAATTAAAATTACAAGGCCTTTAATTGATATGTTGTGTAGGTTGGAGTATTTAGAGATGGAGGGGGTGAGAAACAAAGATGGCGAGTAATGTTGTAGATATTATTGTTCGATTAACAGATAAAAATGCACAAGCAGGATTACAGAAAATTGCAGCTACTTCTAAAGGCACTGTTGCTGAACTTGGAAAATTAAAGGGAGAACTATTAGCTATTGGTGCAGGTGCTGGTATTGCGGGATTGGGTGCAAAACTGGCCAAAGATGCACTAAATTGGAATACTGCTGTAAAAAAGTTGTCTGGCATTACAGGTGCTACAGCGGAACAATCCAGTCAGCTTATGGCTGTTGCTAGTTATATGGGTGTATCAATGGATGATAGTGCGGCTGCATTTGCGAAATTTTCAAAAAATGTGGCTACTGCTAAAGAGTCTATGGCTAATGCAGCATCTCAAGGTAAGGAAAGTACATCTGTATTAGATAAATTAGGATTAACGCTTAATCAAGTATCAGGAAAGAATACAGTTGAGATCTTTAAGTTAATCCAAGAACGTTTGCGTGGCATGAAAGATGGTGCTGAGAAGACCAAAATAGAAATGGAGTTATTTGGTCGTACAGGCTATCAAATGCATGCTATGTTAAATATGTCTGCAGAGCAAATGGAAGCAGTCACTAATCGGGCTAAGGAAATGGGATTAGTGATTGATGATGAAACCGCTGCAAAATCAGCTAAGTTAAATCGTGAGTTAAGAGATCTTGAAAATACAGGTAAACGGTTAGCTATATCTATTGGACAAGAATTAATCCCTGTATTTCAAGACTATGCACAAGGTGCATTAGATATTGCAAAAGAATTTGAATCTATGACTGCAGAACAAAAGGGTGCAATAGCAGGTATTGTTAAATTTGGCGTTGAAGCAAGTATCGTTGTTACAGTAATGCGATCTGTTACTAGTGCTTTAACATTCATGAAATTAGCCACTCTTGCTGCAGCGGGCCCATGGATTACGTTAGCAACTGTCATTGGGTTGGCAGGTAAAGAATTACTTAATTATAGATGGAACGAAAAGACAGGGAGTACGGATTTAGGTGTAACAACAAAAGCTGGTTTAGAAGCTCATAGAAATGAAAATGATTTTGCACCGACAAACGAAGCGTATGCAGCATCTCATGATAAACGATACTGGGTCTCTAAAAGGAATGCATTTGGTATAGTAACTGAACAGCGATTGGCAACACGAGAAGAAGCGGCTGAGATTGATTTAGCATTAGCATATAAATCCAAAGAAGAAGAGGCAAAAAGGAAGCAAGAAAAAGAGCTTGACGATGCTAAAAATGAATTGGATAGGCAGAAATCCGAAGCGGAAACCGCTAAACAGCAAAAAGAAGCGGCAGATGAAGCGGAAAAGGCGGCTAAAGCACAACAACAGGCTGCTACGAAGTTAACCAATGCCGTTGAACGGTTAAGTGAACTATACCGTTCATTAACATTACAAAGCCTTGAAATTGATGGCAGTCAATATGATATTGATAGGTTACAGGCTAAAAATCAGTACGAATCCAACATTAAGAATATTCGTAATGTTATTCGCTCGTTATCATCTACAGATAATGGTAGTGCAAATGGAGTATTAGCTGCTGCAGATGCACAGATAGGTAAAGCTTATGTATTAGGTGCAGATGGAACATGGGCCACGGATTGCGGTAAATTATTTGCTGATGCGGTTATGACTACATTTGGTAAAGATGTACCTAGGTATGTACCTTCGATTATCGATAAAGCAAAAGAGGAAGGGGCATGGCATGATGCTGCTGATGGCTATATTCCTAAAGCTGGTGACGGTATTGTTGTATTAGGTGATAACCATATTGTTATTAGTGATGGTAACGGTGGTTATACTGGTGCTAACTCAAGTACAGGGGTAGTAAAAAAGCCTTCTGTAAGTAGTGATTTTGGCAACATTACAGGATATATTGATACAGCTAAATTAGCGGGTAATAACAATTCGGTAGAATCTGATAGTGTAGGTACTAACAATGATAAAATATTGGCCGAATCAAATTTAGTAGCACAAGTTAAAGCTAAAAATGAAGAAGTATATCAGAAAAAACTGGAAGAAGCTGCAAGAAATCAGAGTATCCGTGTTCGTAAAATGAATGAGGAAATAAGAAACCTTGATAATGAACGGTTAGGGAATCGATTAGAAACTATTAATGATGAAGCTGCAGCACAAAAAGCACAAGTAGAAGATAATATACGTCAATTTAACAAAGAAGTTGGAGATAAGGTACTTGCTCAAAAAAGGGCTAATGCTGAGATTGCTAAAATTAATGCTGATGCGGAACAGAAGCGAAGAGAATTAGTATATCAAGAATTACAAGAATCAATAGAACATCAAGAAAATTTAGTAAAACTTGGTAGTTTATCTCAACTTGATTCTGATGCGGCATTAGTACAACAGTTAACTGTTTATGCTGATTATGCAAAGAAACAATTAGAGACTGCTGAATTGACAGCAGAACAACGTTTAAAGATTGAAAAAAACTTTGTGGACAGTCAGCAAAAACTATGGGAATTAGCTGGAAGAAATTTGCGGACCAGTTTGAGTGAGGGCGTTCGGCAATATAATCAAGAAGTGGTTAATTATGGAGATCTAGCAAAAGGAACATTTGATAATACATTATCTTCTATTAATAGCAGTTTTACCAATCATTTAGAAAGCATGGCAACAGGGGCAGAATCCTTTGGTAAGGGCCTTATGAATATATTTAAAGAGGTAACGAATAGCATTATTAAAATGTTAGTACAGTTATCTTTCCAACAATATTTACAGCCTAAATTAAATGGATTATTTGGTGGTGTTGTTAATGGCTTTGGCGGAGGTTCTACAGCAACTGCACCAAGATTTGATACAAAAAGTTATTTGCTTAATATGGGGTCTAGTATGCTGCTATCAGGTCTTACAGGTGGTAAAGGCATTAGAGGCTTTGCATCTGGTGGGATACCTGGTACTGGTATGGCTTTAGTCGGTGAATTAGGGCCAGAACTAGTGCAATTTAGAGGTAATTCACGAGTATATACAGCAAATGAGACCCGTAGACTAATTGGCAATAATACAGGTCAACCGAATATTAGTATTAATATTATCAATCAATCTAATGAAAATTTAGAAGCCAAACAACAAAATACACGGTTTGATGGTGAAAATATGGTTGTTGATGTAGTAATTAAAGCAATTACAACCAATAAGGGAGGCATGCGTGACGTTATTAAGACGGCAGCAGGATAAAATATGGCAACATTTCCAGATATAAGGTATCCGATTTATCCAATTCAAATAACAACGCCAGATATAGCATATAAAGGACAAGTTGAAAATATGACGTTGATTACAAGAAAGAAAACTACGAAAGTGATGCGGACTTTCACGGTTAATTATAAAATACCGACTGCTGAATACTTAAAATTAGAAGCTTTCTTTGATATTGTCAACTGTGCAGATGTTTTTGAATGGGTGAATCCTGAGACAAAGAAGAAGCATAATGTACGTTTTGTGGACCAATTAGATTTCATATCTAATGAATATGGACAGTGGACAGGATCCATTAAATTACAGGAGTCATAATATGTTATCATTATCGACAGCATCTATATTAGAAAAAAATAAAGTGGCAACAGATAGTGCTTGGTTGATGTTACTTGATATCGAATATGAAGCTAATCATGTGCGGTTAGTACATAATACAGAGAATATAGAGTTTCAAGGGAATACATATATTGCATTTCCTTTTTCTATTGCTGATATAAATGAAAATTCCACAGATTTGCCTAATGTAAAGCTATCGGTATCAAATGTTACAAAAACAATACAACGCATGGCGGAAAATAATAAGGGCTTTACGGGTGCAAAAGTTAAAGTATCAATTATCAATACGAATA